CCTGGAACTGGGAAAACACGTGACGTTACTAACCTAGCTGTGAAACTGTCAACTATACACAACCTCCCGATCGTTTACGTAGAGGACTTTAAAACCTTTACTCAAGCTCCCAGCGTATGCGTTGTGGATGATATACTACACGAATCGGAGTACTCAGCATACTTCGAATGGGTGAATAAAACCCACATTAAAACCATCGTGATCATCGCCACAAATCATGTCATACCAGTCACACCTACACGGTGGGGCTTTGGAAAGAAGGTTCGCTATGTAAGAGCACCACCAGGCAAAAGTGGTATAACCCGCCGCTTAGGTTTAGAAGGTGAGATTCGGAATTTGACCGAAAAACAAGAGGACTCAGCATCACAGTGGCAGTACACTATTGACAAAAAACCTGGTAATTTCACTCAAACCTCGTTTACAAGTAGTAACATCGAGGAGTGTATTGTCCGCGAATACAACAAATACCTAACCGGTATAGACGGATACACTGTCCTGCGTGTTCCACCACCAGATCGATCTGAATATGACCTAAAGATAACTGTCTCTGATATTTCAGAATTGAGGCAGTTGTTTTCATCCAAACAAAGCGTGATAAAGGCATTTTTCACTAAGCAGATAAATGTAAACCCTGCACTGGTGGAAACATTCAAGAGGGTACCTTCACCCTCTCATCTTTTGCCTGCTGCGTCTGTAGAAGACATGACGCATGTGGAGATGAACTTCGAGGGCATGGTAGTATACCTAGCTAAACGTCTGCCCAGCGTGACTGTATCGCTAACGATCGGAAATCGCGTGTTTGCTGCCGTAGGTAGCACTCTCTACTTCCCACCTGAAGTGAGAGATGATATAGTCATCACACACGATATGAACAACTTCCGCATTGAACAGGGGGTCAATTTTAGAATGGTACCACTGGAACCATTTATAGTAGAATACTATAATGGAACCAATATTGTACCAACCGATTTTGACCTCGACACCTATGCAGCTCTTGTATCTTACATCAAGCTGAACTGGGAATCCGAACAGTGGAAGAATATGGCTCTGCTACACGCACACAAAAAGGAAGTTGAAGATGCAAAATCTAACTTCTCGTGGAGCCCTTTCATTATCAAAGTCTTGGCGGCCCTACTTGGACTTTATGCATTATTCAAGACTGTGTCCGCGATAAAGAAGATGTTCAATGTAGTGAGACCTAACTCACTTGATGAAGAGAACGGAGTGGACTCTGAACGCTTTAACCGCATAAACCATCTTAAGGACAAGTTCTGGGATGCTATGCGCAGGGGTGGGCGTACCACGGATGCCGGATTATCGGCCCTTCGTGATATTCGTGAACAGGCTGATCAAGAATCCCTGCGCAACGTGTACGAAGACTGGGCTGACACGGCTATGTTTGCTCGAAGTAACTTCTTAGACAACATCCGTGATGAACAAAAAGTCGAACGGTTTATAACCGAGAAGCCCAAACTTGCAGCCAAGATCATATCACTCTCCTCGAGTGCACCGAATCAACTCACTCTTGGAAACCTGGTAAATCCCTCACTCAGAACAACACACATACACCAAAAACTGGCGAAACACTACTGTAGAGTGACAAACTCTGGTAGAATCGGCAGGTGTTATGCTCTGGGATACAAGGCTAACCTACTCATGACTGTCTCTCACATGTTTGATGCTGAAGGTGAGACGTGTAGCGTAGACAGCGCAGACAAGACATACAGCGCCAAAGTAGTAAAACTCATGAGAGACCGAGACTTAGCTATCATACAAGTCACAGATAAGACGTTTCCTTCATTTCCTGATATAACGAATATGTTCGTCAAGGACATGCCACCACAAGTGGTAGAGGCGATGTATATCAGACCTATACCAGGGGAGTTTTCTACTACCACCTCCAAGGCTAGATACCACGAAAAGGTTGAAGATATGACTGATCCTGGAAACAAACGCTACTGTCCCACCAAGAAGATATTGGAGTATTCCATTATAAGTGTTAGAAACACACTAAGAGATGGAGACTGCGGACTGCCTCTAGTGGTTGAAGTCAACAATGAGTATAGGATCATTGGATTACACAATGCATATCATGCCTTTCTGTCCCGTATGTTTTTCTCCGCTGTTACATCTGCGGACTTTTCATACAGCAGCAACTCGATGGAGTCCGCTGTTTCAGAGATCAAACCCTCCGATGAAATTGTAGAATCCCCAAAGGAAGAACCTCAGATAGTGGTTGAAGTACCAAAGAAAACCGAATCTGAGTCAGAGTCAGAAACTGAATTTACAATTGGAAACATAGATTATTACACTCGTATGAAGTTGAACCTACCTCACAAGAGATCTAGGTTTGAGAGAGTTTCTGATTTGAATGTAGTTGGATACTCACGGGCACTACACCTGTACTCCAACCCGAAACATAAGAAGGTATTCTTATCTGTGGCTGGTACAATAGAGGAATGTCCGTCTCTTCCATCTTGCACTGACATGTCCCGAGTACTAGATTCTTCAAATCTGGTCAAGGACAGATTCGGTGTACCGTCTCCACTATTCACCCAGGCCGTGAAGTATTCTCTCTCAACCGAGACCTCTGGGCAGTATGAC